GTATCAATTGTGCTATTGGTGTGCCTGCTTTGATTAACTCTTCTCCTTTTGTGGAGTGCCAAAATATAGGCACCATAATACTACCTATTCCCATATCACAATCTAATACTCCTGAACAAGTTGTAAATCTAAAATCATCTAGGTAAAATGGGTGCAACATTAACAGATAATGGTCTTTAGGTATTCTTACCTTCCAAGGCATATTAACTTTAAGTATTTTCTTTAATGTGTCTTTCGGCCAGTTCTCATAAAAAGGATATAAATTTCCTTCTCCGTGATGATTAATAAACTCTTCTTTTACACCTATAGTTTTATCCTCTAAAGGTACTTGCCATCTATAAATTTCATCATCACCACCAATTACATCTATCTTAACGTCTTGATGTAGTCTTACAATATATCCTTGATTTCTATAATCAATAATACCTGGACATTTTGATGTATGTCTTTGTTTTTCTTTTGATAGGTAAGGTGAATTTTCAAATTCACTTCGTTGTGTCAATGTCCCAAGTTTTTTATAATCTTGCGCCATCTTAATCATCCATTTGTGTCTGTATTCACTTGCCTTAATTATAGGCATAGTCGTTTCAACACCTGCTACTTGTGCTATAAAATCAATTTTCATTTTGGAATCCTTCTCGTATTGTTTCTTTTAATATTAATTGTGCTTCTACTTCATTGTATCTTAAAAATGGTTTTAATTTTTTGAGTTTAGAGGAGATATTAGGCCAGACAACCTTTTCCTTAATTTGTGTATCCCAATCTTTGATAAACGCAACAGCTTTATCAAGTATGATGGCGGTCTGGTAGTTAATTTTTTCTTGAATAAGTAATCGTAGCATTCTTGGGTGTTGACCATTATGTACGCCCATACCACTATCAAAAGTAATACCACGCTTATTAAAATCGTAAATAATACGACCAATGTCACCTCGCAAATTATAATTAAGAGACTCACTATACTTTCTATATCGTAAGTAGATTTTGTGTCCATCATCTTCAAGTAAATTTCCTATCCATTTTTTATTATTACTAGCAAAATTAGAAACAAAATAATCAACAATACTATCTTTAGCATATCTATTTGAAAGTTTATAAAAAAAATATCTATCATTTCGCTTTGTAAATTGTTCCAAACTCGCATTCACCTTACCATTATATTTATGATAGTCATAAGCAGTTGTAGTAAAATGTAATTTAACTGCTAGATATGTCTTATAGACATCAAATCCATTATAATTCATTTATTACCATCTAACAAATACCTCACACATATTGGAAAATGGTCTTTCATATGTTTTGATATATGATGTGTCACCATTCTTGTTTCCACTTGAGCATTTTCTTTATTTCTTAAATTACAAACTCTACTAAACGCATATAAACTACCTGACCATATCCACTCGGTCATCATACATTGAGGTAATATCATACGTGCCATTTCTGGTGCAATACCTTCCTCTAACATATCATTATAAGTTTCTTTAGCTACATTTATTAAATGTGTAATATCATATTCTATTTCTTCATCACTTGAACCTTGTTTAATATTCTTAGCAGGACGTTTTCTCCACATAAATGGAATATAAAAATGTGGTTTATTATCTACGTATCTTCTACTCACTTCGTTCCAACTTAAACCAACTTGATGTTTAACTAATTGCCTTGCAACAAAAACAGGTGCCTTAATTCTAAATGATAATGAGGCGTGAGCAAAAGGTGACCAATGTCCGTGTACTGCAAGATATTTAATTAACTTTTCATCTTTGTCTTCAAATTTATCTTTAATTTTTGCAAATGATACTCTAGCAGCGTTCACTACTGATAGGTCACTACCCATTTTATCTATAAGTTCAACGTCCACCTTTAATCTTTTCCTTCTATACTGGTTCCTTTAAAAGGATCTTTTGAAGTATTCCTATTATGCTCATTATATTTCTTGTTCTCTTTTGCCTTCTCTAATTCTTTTTTAATTTGATCCTCTGGTGAATAAAAATTAGTAAGTGGATTTTCTTCTAATACTCTAATAGCTTTTTTATTCTTATCTGTTATCACTCTCCCACTCCATCTATTGCCTTTGGTGTATTTTTATTATAATGTTCTAATGACTTTTTATATTGTCCTTCTGTTAATTTATGCCAACCAATACAACTACCTGTTGGAGACCTACCACAAGTACACGTGCCTGACTCTGTTGCAAGTTTGGTCTCCCACTTGTAAATTATATTTGTTAAAGATTGAAAATGTGGATTAGCCTGTGCTACTAAATCATTCCTAACTTTTCTTATATCATCTAATAATTCTTTAATCTTACTCATTTTTTCTTTTGTTCTTTTCGTAAAAGTCTTTCTCTTTTATGCCACGCCCATACACTAATTTTACTAGCAGTATGTTCTATAATCATTAAAATATAATCCCACATATCAAGATGGTAATACTCCTAATTTAGGACCTTTTAATAAGTTTAATTTTTGTGATTGAAATTGGATTTTTTCTTTGAGTGGTTTTGTAATTAAACGTCCTGCTGATTCTACTTCAAGATTATTTTCTTCACAATAATGTACTATAGCATCCACATATGACATCCCATTATGTTTCTTTACAACATCTTCTATAATAAGTGAAAATTCTTTTGAGTTCATTACATTACTATAACATATTTATAATAAAATGTAAAGGGTAGGTTTCTGTTGCCAGGTACCTACCCAAAACCCCGATTGCCTAACTAAAGCTAGGCAGCCAAAGCAAACTGTTCGTTTGCGTTTATAATTTAACAGTACGTTGTCAGCGATTTAACTCCAGATAGGTTTAGTTAGTAGTCGATTCTAGCTCACCCCCTTACAGCACATTTTAATGTGTTCTAAATTGGTGGAGGTGGTGGGAATCGCACCCACGTCCTCACTAATTATTAACTATCCTTCAACGTCAAATTCATTATAAGTTCATCCCTTTATTTTTTTTAACAAATTCTAAATCAAATGTCTTGTATAACATACAAGACTCTAATCCACTCATTGTTGTCATAACTACAATTGATTGTTTGTATGTAGGGTCAACATAATATTGTACTATAAAAACTGGTTCTCCATTTGGGTTTGCTCTATCTCTACCAACAGAAACATTTACCAATGTAAAATGATTTTTTTCAAGATACGCAAGCACATTTTCACTAGTTCCACATATAACAGGCATTTGTAACCAATATAATTGATTACCTATATTTGGAGCAGGTGTATAATCTTTAGGAATGTCTGGCATTGGACCAAGTAAATTTTCTTTTTCGTGCTCCGCTACAGCAAATGTACTCATTAAGAGTATAATTCCAAATATTATTGATATTAGTTTCTTTAACATAAGTGACCTCTCGTGGATAATTTCCAGCCACTTTGTTAATGTTATTGCTTGATTTTATCTTTGTTTAGTTTCTCATAGTATTTATAAAAATACTTGATAGATTCTTCTAGTTTGGGTTCAAAATCTTTTTTATCTCTTATAAAGGATCGCATTGTGCCGTCTTCACCTGCCATTAATATAACTAATTGTTCTATGCGTTTGCCAAATAACTCTTCATACATAATTGCATAAGCACAAGTCTGAATATAATAATTTTCTATCCAATCTTCTTTACGTTCCTTGTTCGCTGTCTTGAAATCTATTACAGATAATTTACCATTATAGTCAGCAACACAATCTACCTGTCCTGCAATAGTTAGTTTATGACTATACATTATTTCTTCAGACAATTGAACATTATCAATTTGGTCTAAATAAGGTTTCATTAATCTAAACAAACCTAATGGTAAAACATCCCTTATCGCTGGAGTTTCACTTTTAAGATATTGTTCAACAAGTGTATGAGTTGCTTTGCCTCTACGTGCTGCTCTACCCATTTCCCAATTAGCAGCTTCTTCACCTACTGCCTTACGCCACTTCTCTAGTCCTTCTTTTTTCTGAACACCAAGTACAGTTGTAATGGATGGATAGTTCTTACCATCTATTTGATAGAAACGAAAACCATCTATACGCTTGCCTTTAGTTGTTGGAAGTTTTGTTTTATCTACATCAATCCAGTTAAACTCTTTCACTTTTTCATCCTCAATTCTTTTCTTAATTCACTTATTCTATGCTTTATGCCATCAATAGTGGTGTACATCCATCCACAATCGTGTGGTTCAATTTGTTTTCTAAACCAAGCAATTGTTTCTTTTAATACTTCAATCTTATTTTTTATACTCATATTAATAATATAACATATCTCCTATGCTTTGTCAATGCTATATGCCTTTCATTGCGTACATATCAATGATTTTGTTCTTATCTTTGACAGTATCACTATTATACCAACGAGCAATCTCTCAGCTGGGGTCATATTTCTCATATAACGTCTTGCCATCATCATTTCTATATGCCCTTAATACTTCTTTTCTATTGTCATCTGAATTCTTGTAAGAACAATGGATCCAGCCGCTGTGAGGTTCATCCGTATTATGGTACTCTAATATAAGTTGGTCAAAACCTAAATTTTCAATAATATATTT